TCTTGAGGTACTCAGCGTCGTCCTTGGAGTACAGGATTGCGATGTCTTGGTAGGTCAGCCACTTGGTGATGAACACCTGGCCCCAGCTGTCCGGGTCGTACTCGTCGGCGTCGGGGTCAATCACGACGTTCTTGCTGTTCAGCTGGGTGATCTTTACCTCACCCTGCATGGAGTCCGTGAAGTCCAGACGTACGTCGTAGAACCCACGACCACGCACCAGACCGTCTTGGTAGACCTCTGAGCGCACCCACGGCAGCTGGTTGTTCTGACTGATCTGCATCCAGACCTTGGACAGTGCGTCCGCCGTCTCTGAGGTCGCCCCGTTCGACGGTCGGAATAGAACCTCTGTCCTGTTCTGAATCTGCTCGCCGAGCAGCGTGCTGATCGTTGGCAAGATTTTGTTGATAGTAAGCGCCGGACGACGCTGCAGGGCCAGCTCGTTCATGTCGGCCTGTAGCCACTGGTCGTTCATCAAAAAGCGATCACAACGATCAGCTTTCGCAACAAAGTCAAGGTGGCCGCGATCTCTAGCGTAACTGAAAGCTTCAAACTGTTTTTGTGTCAGGGCGGCGTTAATCGGCATATTCTTACTCCGCGCGAACTGGCTGACCCAGCACCTGTGCCCCTGTCAGGGCGATGTTTTTCTTGATGGTCGCCGGAGCGTTCACCACATATTTAGTCCCGTACAGCTTTGGGCCGGTAGCTTTGGAGAGCAGCGCACTCAGACCGCGTAGACCTTTCACAACAGGCACCGCTTGAGCAGCATTCATCACCGTGCCGCCATCCACTTGATCTGCTGCCATGTCGTTTGCAACCTGGCCGGCTGCGACCAACGGGTGGATACCAGCAAGGTTGTCCACCGTTGGGTACTCTTCACGCAACTGTTTGATGGCGGTGTTGCCCTGGGCCATGTCGCTTGCAATCGGCCCACCGATGGCCTCCCGAAGCCCCTGCCCCAGCTTTCTGACGCTGTACGGGCCTGCAAACGGCGTGTCTAAGAGGCTTGGCATTACTGCAACTGAATCAAGGGTTCGTCGACCGGCTCGACTGGGGCGGCTTGTTCTTCGCGTGACTCGCGCATGGCGGTGTACAGCTCCTGCAGCGGGTCCAGCTCCAACTTCTCCAGCTGCTCACGCTTCCAAACCCAGGTGCTGCGGTACTTGTCGTAAGTGGCAAGGCCAATGCGCTCGCACTCCTGAGCGATGACGACGGAGTGGAAGCCCGCGCCAACGATGGCGTCGATAGTGAGTGTTTTCATTTCAAGAATCTCAGTTTGTAAGCGCTGGTGGCGCAGAGCTGGACGACTTCATCCACGACGTTCTGCAGGTGCGTGTCCTCGGCGTCGATGGCTTCGTAGCGGTTCTGCTCGACCCACTCTTTCAGCTCTGTCACAAGCTTCAAGCCGTCTGCCTCCTGGGTGAACCGGCTCTTGGAGGTGAAGTCGATCAAGCCGTGTGCACCCTGGTAACCCTCGGCGATGCTGTCAGCTAGCGCGACGATGCCGTCGTAGAACTCCTGAAGCGCGACGTGCTGCGCATAGGAGCGCACACCGAGATGAATGATGTGCGCGTTGGTCCGCGCATGAAAAAGTCGGTAGATCAGTTCACCAATCATGGGATGTCTCGTCAGAGTGTGCATGGAGTGTATCAGATTACGAACACATATGTGAAGCACCGCCTGTGTCCATAAAGCGACCCAGGTCGTCCTTCCAACTCTTCAACTTAGGTGTGTAGTCCTTCTGACGTGGTGCCAAGCGGCTCAGGGTGAGGCGTATGCACCAGCTGGCGCTGTCGACCATATCGTCGTGTACGCCACCTGCACCGAAGCGGAGGAACTCCTTATACAGCTCACTGAACCAGTGGGCGTTCTTGTCGAAGTACACGCGACCGGCCTGCATCTGGCCGCGCAGTGGGCTGGCACGGACCATCTTGTCTGTAAGCGGCTTCAAGACCTCGAAGCTGGGCCAGATCCGCGCTTCGTCGCAAGCACGCTTGAACTGCGCTTCCAGCGTGCGCCAAATCTGTCCGTCCTCGAAGCCAATCAGCACAGGGTCGTACTCACGAGCGTAGTCCAGGATGGTGTTGGAAATAATGATCCCGTCGCCCGACTTAAACCGACGCACGTCCAGCACGTACACCGAACCACGATGGTCTACACCCACTGTCGTGCCGACTGTGTAGTCGTTTTTCTGGTCTGTACTGATGGCGAAGTCCCACGCCTGGTAGATGTGCAGCTCTCGGCGATCCGGTGCAGAGCTGTAGTACCTGAACATGTCTGGCGTGAAGTAGTCACCGTCGTCGGGTGTAGGATTCTGCTGGAACAATGCGTCCCACCAGCGTTTCTGACCCAGTGCACAGTAGTTAGCCCGCTTACGCATAAGCTCGTCGTACGGGTAGCGCTGAGGGTGAAGCGCTGTGTTGTGAGGGCGTAGCAGGCGTGAGCCTGGCGGCGGTAAACCTGGGGCTGGGAACTGCTCGATACTGTCGTTCGGCAGTAGGTACTCGTCGCCGAACTCGTTGATAGCCGGGTACTTGACGATTTCAAATACGTCACCCTCACCCGTGGCCATCACCTGCTGAATCCTGCCCGCCCAGTCGTCTTCGTTCCACCATGTAAGAATACCCAGCACGCCGCCGCCTGGGGCAAGACGCGTGTATGCGGTAGACATATACCACTCCCACGTATTCTCTCGAACCGTCGGGCTGTCTGCTGCCTGACCGTCTTTTACGGGATCGTCGATAATTAGGCATGTGGCACCACGGCCCGTAATCATCGTACCAATACCCGCCGACAGGTAGCCGCCACCCTTCAGGATGTTCCAGTTCTCTACCGACTGACTGGAAGCGTCCAGTTTCGTGTTCGGAAACACGGCTGTGTAGCCTGGGTCACGAATCACATCCCGTGCATACCGACTGAAGCTCATGGCGAGGTTCTGTGCACCGGAGGCTGCGATGATTTCCCACTCAGGGTGCTTGCCCAAGATCCACGGTGGTAGGTGCCGTGAGCAGATTTCCGATTTTCCATGACGGACGGGCATCATTAACAACAACCGAGGGCTCTTTTTAGCCTCAATGTCCGCGACAAACTTCTCCAGACGACGACAGATGTCCGCGTGGACCCAACCTGCGTCGTATGACGGCCTGAACCGCTGAATAAACGGCAACAGGCGGCGTCTGGCAAGCTCTCGCGCAGCCAACTCAGCCTCAGGGTTCGCCGTGGCGTAGTCAATGTCAAACAGAGGTGCTTCATACGCTGCAAAGTCCGCAGGAGACAGGTCTGTAGGCGGCACTTCTGGCGTTGGTTCGGGTAGCGGGGCTGGGATTGGGGGTACTTTGACTCGTGTTTTGGGCGTGGCTACGGGCGGCTTGGGCTTCGCGGCTTCCTGCTGAGCCTTCAGCTGGCCAACGGTAAGTGGTTTGCTCACTGAATTACCTCACCTTCGATAACCTTGGCACGGCCGGAGGCCATTTCAAGCAACTCGTCGTCGCTGAGAGCCTTGATCTTGTTGGACAGAGCCGCCTGGTCAGTCGTCAGTACGTGCTTGATCGTCTCAGGCTCGTAGTAACCCAGCATCTTTCCCGCTTCCTTGGCCCCGTTGATCATCTGAGCCGGGTCAGCCAGTGTCCTGGCCATGTCGATGGCTTCGATGAAGATATTCAGGATGTCCAACCGCTTGATCGTGCTGATGTTGCCCACTTGTCGACGCCCTTCGGCTATGTATTCCTGCACTTCTTCCTGTCGCATTACGTTCTTGGCTGTGCTTGGGTGATACCCGGCGATACGCGCCGCACCAGCTTCGCTCTGACCCTCAAGAATTGCATCGGCAAACACCTTGTGCTTCTGCTCGATGACCGCTGATTTCTCACGCTGGGCCTTCGTCGGTTTCTTGTTCGGTGTGCGTGGGCCTCGGTTGGCGTAGTCGACGGGCATGGGTTCCTCGTGTGCGTGCACCTAGGGGTAGGTACTCGGCTGTTATGCTCTGAGCATCTTCGCTCTGATAAAATCTAAAAAATATTATATACGACTTTGAGAAAAGCGC